GCATATGATCAGAAGATGCAAATGAAGCGGGAGAATATTGCTGACCGTGGAATTTGGACTGCAAAGAAAAGATACATCTTGAATGTTTGGGATAGTGAAGGTGTTCGTTATGAAGAACCTAAATTGAAAATGATGGGTATTGAAGCTGTTAAATCTTCCACTCCCGCTCCTTGTCGTAAGATGATTAAAGATGCACTAAAGTTGATGATGAGTGGTACAGAAGATGAAGTAATTGAGTTTATTGAGAATTCTCGCAAAGAGTTCAAAAAACTTCCTCCAGAACAAATTTCATTCCCCCGTTCAGCATCTGATGTTCAAAAATATCAATCTTCATCTGAGATTTATGCTAAAGGAACTCCAATTCATGTCCGTGGAGCACTACTTTTTAATCACTATATTAAACAAAATAAACTTAATAACAAGTATTCTCTCATTCAAAATGGAGAAAAAATTAAGTTTGTTTATCTCAAGAAACCAAATAGTATTCATGAAAATGTGATTTCTTTCATTCAAGAGTTTCCAAAGGAACTTAACATTGACAGATACATTGACTATGACTTACAATTTGAGAAAGCGTTTCTAGAACCACTCAAAATTATTCTCGATTCTATTGGTTGGAGTGTAGAAAAAACTGTAAACCTTGATTCATTTTTTACTTAATGGAATTGCCTATATCTGAAAATGAGTTAGAAATTATTATTGAAAGGTTGAAGGGATTTAATCCACAACTTTATGCAAAATTATGGTCTTATAAAATAAACTATAGAAAAAAGGAACAAAATAATGGACTTTCTTAAAGATATTGTAAAAGAAATTGGTGATGACTATACAAAGTTAGCATCTGATATAGACGAGACGGAAACTTATGTTGATACGGGTTCATACATTTTTAATGCACTGGTTTCAGGTAGCATATTTGGTGGTGTATCTGGGAATAAGATTACTGCTATTGCTGGAGAGTCTTCTACTGGAAAGACTTTTTTCTCTCTCGCGGTGGTTAAGAATTTTCTTGATACTCATCCCGATGGTTACTGTCTCTACTTTGACACTGAGGCTGCTATCACTAAATCTCTTCTAGAAAGTCGTGGTGTAGATACTCAACGTCTTGTGGTTGTTAATGTTGTTACTGTCGAAGAGTTCCGTACTAAAGCACTAAAAGCAGTTGACCTTTATATGAAAAAACCTGAGGGTGAACGCAATCCTTGTATGTTTGTTCTCGATTCTCTAGGTATGCTTTCTACAAGTAAAGAGATCAATGACGTACTAAATGAAAAAGAAGTTCGTGATATGACTAAATCACAACTTATCAAAGGCGCCTTCCGAATGCTCACACTCAAATTAGGTCAAGCAAATGTTCCACTTCTTGTCACAAATCACACATACGATGTCATCGGAGCTTATGTACCAACGAAAGAAATGGGGGGAGGTTCTGGACTCAAATACGCAGCCTCTACAATCATTTATCTCAGCAAAAAGAAAGAAAAGGATGGAACGGAAGTGGTCGGAAATATTATCAAGGCTAAGACTGCTAAATCGCGTTTAAGTAAAGAAAATAAAGATGTGGAGATTCGTCTTTTTTATGATGAACGCGGTCTGGATAGATATTACGGACTACTTGAACTCGGTGAGATTGGTGGTCTGTGGAAAAATGTCGCGGGGCGTTATGAGATTGATGGAAAGAAACTCTACGCTAAACAGATTCTTAAAGAACCTGAAGTATATTTCACTGAAGAAGTGATGCAACAATTAGATCAAATCGCACGCAAGGAATTTAGTTATGGAGAAAGTTGAGTTTCTAATTCTTAGAAACCTTTTGTATAATGAAGAATATATTCGAAAAGTAATACCCTTTATTAAATCTGAATATTTTGAAGATCAAAATCAAAAAATTGTCTTTGAAGAAATTCTTGATTTTGTTTCCGAATATAATCAACCAGCAACTAAAGAAGTTCTATGTATTGAAGTAGAAAAACGTAAGGACATTAATGATACATCTTTCAAAGAAATTCTTCAGTTAATTTCTTGTCTTGAGGATGTTCCTGTTGAGATGAATTGGTTGGTCTCAACAACTGAAAAATGGTGCCGTGATCGTGCTATTTACTTGGCACTTATGGAATCCATTCATATTGCTGATGGTAAAGATGAAAAGAAGAATCGTGATAGTATTCCTTCTATTCTTTCTGATGCCCTTGCTGTAAGTTTTGATAACCATATTGGACATGACTACTTGCAGGACTATGAACAACGATATGAGTCTTATCACAAAAAGGAGGATAAAATTGAATTTGATCTTGAATACTTTAACAAAATCACGAAAGGTGGTCTCCCTAACAAAACTCTTAACATCGCTCTTGCTGGTACGGGTGTCGGGAAATCTCTATTCATGTGCCATGTGGCTAGCTCCGTCTTGCTCCAAGGACGGAACGTTCTGTACATTACGCTGGAAATGGCAGAAGAACGTATTGCTGAAAGAATTGATGCAAACCTCTTGAATGTTCCCATTCAAGATATTGTTGATCTTCCCAAACAAATGTTTGAGAATAAAGTCACAAATCTTGCAAAAAAGACACAAGGGACTCTTATAATTAAGGAATATCCAACAGCGTCTGCTCATGCCGGACACTTCAAGTCACTTCTTAATGAACTTTCACTTAAGAAGTCATTTAGACCTGATATTATTTTCATTGATTACCTTAATATTTGTTCTTCCAGCAGGTATAAAGGAAACAGCAATATCAATTCATATACATTTGTTAAAGCAATTGCTGAGGAACTTAGGGGGCTCGCAGTTGAGTTTAATGTCCCTATTATGAGCGCGACACAAACGACCAGATCCGGTTTTGGTTCATCTGATGTGGAGTTGACCGATACTTCTGAGAGTTTTGGTCTTCCTGCAACTGCTGACTTGATGTTTGCATTAATTTCTACAGAAGAACTTGAAGGTCTCGGTCAAATTTTAGTAAAGCAACTTAAAAATAGATACGCAGACCCAACAGTTCATAAAAGATTTGTGATTGGTATTGACCGTGCAAAAATGCGTCTTTATGACTGCGAACAATCTGCTCAAAACGATATCCTTGACAACGGAAAGGATGAGGAGTATGATTATGAAGAAAAGAAACCTAAAAAATCATTTGAGGGATTTAAATTCTGATATGACACAAGTTATTGATACAAACAAATATATTGAATTCGTTCGTCAAACTACAAGTCCTGCAAGCAGTGATTTTGCTCAACTGCTTTCTCGTCTTACTGAACTTGAAGCAACTGCTGATGCTGATGTTCCTCGTCTTCTCACTGCTGCTCTTGGTATGAGTGCTGAAGCAGGAGAGTTTACTGAAGTTGTAAAAAAAATTATTCTTCAAGGTAAACCATATAATGAAGAAAATGTATTTCATCTAAAGCGTGAACTTGGTGATATCTGTTGGTATTTGTCTCAAGCATTTATGGCACTTGACACTAACTTCGAAGAAATTCTTAAGATGAATTATGAGAAACTGAGTGCTCGTTATCCTGAAGGAACCTTTGATGTCTACCGTTCTGAAAATCGTGTGGAGGGAGACCTGTGACTGAAACTTGGCCCTATAATCACCGACACTCTTCTGAACTCTGGGATATTACCGCTGAAATTCTTACAGAACTTTCCCAAAGAGATGAAGTTGAGTATCGCGTAAAAGCAACACCAGAATCTGTAAAGAAAAAAGTGGAGGTACTATGAGTAAAGAAAAACAAGTAACAATCAAAATGGATGCTCGTGCAGCAGCAGCAGTTCGTCAAGTTCTGTTTGATTCTCAAAAAGGATATACTTATGATGAAGTAAGTATTCCTCCTCGTATTGCTGATATTCGTGGAGTGATTCAACAACTTGATGATAGTATTGGTGCCGCTCTTGGTATTTGACCCTTCGGGGTCTTTTTTTTATAAATAACTAAAAAGTATTTGTAAAAAATGGATTCTAAAACTTTTAGAGAAGTAGCACTTTCTTATCTTGCTGTTTACGACCAAGATCTCCGTGAAGAGATGGAGACTTCTGTTGAGGAGGAAAGAGATCCTGGAGTAAAAGCATATCGTCCAAATCCAACTCAAGCAGAAGTCAGAGCAGATGCTGCAAAAGCAGCAAAAAAGAAAGCAGAGTCCGGTGCAGGTAAGTCGGGTTATGGTCCTGAAGAAAAGTTCAAGGACTGGAAAGATAGAGCAACCCCAGCTTCAATTCTCAAGAGAAAAGGTGGAGAAACTGAAACTGTTTCGCAAAGAATGAATCGTGAAAAGCCTTATGGTAAGAGAATGACTGGTCAAATGGCGAGAGAGTATGGAAGCCGTCACGCTGCAGAAGTCACCCGTGTTGTAAAAGGTGCTGGTGAACCACAAGCAGTTACTTATCCAAGACAAAAATCAAAAGTATCTAAGGAAATTATTCGTAAGGAAGAAGTAGATATTTACGATATTATTTTCTCATATCTTCTTGATGAAGGTTATGCTTCAACACCAGAAGCAGCAACTGCAATCATGGCAAATATGAGTGAAGATTGGATTGAAAGCATTCTTGGATGAGTAATTCTAAAATTTGATACTAAGGAAGGTTAATCACCTTCCTTTTTTTTGTCTAAATATTCAAAAAAAGTATGCCGTTACCTTCACTTGCAGGAAATCAATACGAGCAAAGTATTAGAAGAAAACTAAAAACAGTATATCCAAATATACCCTTAACTGCCGTATTTGGTAGTGGACCTGATTTAACCATTCCTGCTGCTCAGCAAAGTAATTTAGGACAAACGTTAAAAGTTGAAATTAAAACTACTACAGGATCTGATTTTGGACAAAGATCAATAACGTTTCAGGGATCTTCTTGGGTTCAAAAAACTAATGCAAAAGATAATCCAAGGCACGTATCTTTATATAATTATCTTTTTAATACCTTTAATCTTTCTAGTAAAATACAATCTGCTTGGTCTTTACCGGATAACACTATAACAGCACAAGACTTACAAGTTTTAGTTGAGACTAATCAAATTGGTAAAGTTCTTTATTATGAAAAATTATATCAAAATGCTACCAAAAAAAGAAATCCTTTTCCTGAAGTAACATTACTTTCTGGAAAAACTGTTTTAGATGCTATAACAACTTTTTATAATTCAAAAGGAGTTTATTATATTCAAATAAAAGGAAGTGGATTTTATATTCTTGGGGATGATGCAAAGAACTTAAATTCTTTACTTGGGATTAGAATACCTACATTTAATCCATCAAATGCAAAATTGGTTCTCCGTGGAAAACCAAGTACTTCTGGAAGAACTTATAGACCAGTTTTAGCATTTAAATCTTCTTCAGTTGCTCCTAGTGCATACAAATTAGATAGTTCCAGTTTTATTTCTTTACTGTACAGTAAATTTTAAAGATAAATATATATAAAAACCATATAGAATGAAAAGTTTTTCCAGATTTTTATTAGAAGCAAAAGAAACCCGTGCATCCGAACAGGCCAAGAAACTTGGATTGGTCGGTGACGGGCACGGAGATTGGTATAGTGCTCAGGGAGAATTTGTTGCAAAAACTGTAGATGGGCAATTAAAATTTTTCAATAAAGGCGAAAGAGTAGGGCAAAGAGATATTCCACCTAAAGCAGGAGCAGCAAGACCACAACCAACCCCAGGTCAAATTCAACCACAAGCAGCACCACAAATTCCTCAGCAACAATCTGGAACTAAATCTTCAGAGGATATGCCGCAAGAAGGTGATTTCTTAACTGTTGTGTTTGGAAAGTTTAATCCCCCAACAAAAGAACATAAAAAACTTTTCTCTGAAGCAGATAGAATTGCTATGGGTGGGGAGATTAGAATTTATCCTTCAAGATCTCAGGATCCAAAGAAAAATCCATTGAATCCAAATAGAAAGATTGCTTATATTAAAAAAATGTTTCCTGAGGTTGCTGAGGAAATTGTAAATAACCCAGAAATGAAAAGTATATTTGACGTATTGCTAGCAGCAAATGAAGATGGATATGTCAACGTAAATATTGTTGTTGGTTCTGATCGTCAAGCAGAAATACAAAATTTAGCAAACAAATATAATGGTAAGAACTATCAATTTACTGAAATAAGAGTTATTCCAACTGGCAATTTTGATGCAGAAAAAGATTTATCTGGCATTTCTTCTGGTATGTTAAGAAAGGCGGCAGCAGATAATAATTTTAGGGAATTTAAGAGGGGAATGCCTAAAACTATGGATGATAATGAATCCAAAAAATTATTTAATGAAGTCAGAACTGCGATGGGATTTAAACAAAGTATGAAAGAAAATTACAAACTTTGGGAAATAGCACCGAAACTTGACTTTAAAAATTTAAGAGAAAATTATATTCAAAATAAGATTTTTAAAAATAATGATATTGTAGAAAATATGAATACTGGATTAGTTGGGAAAGTAATTCGTAGAGGAACTAATTATTTAATCTGTGTAACGGAAGATGATATTATGTTTAAGTCTTGGATTAAAGATTTAAGAGAATACACTGAGGTTAAAATGGATTCTCTGATGAGAGATAAAACTCATCCAAACACTCTTGTTGGAACAACTGGAGCATTTAAACATTATGCTTCTTTAACACCTGGAGCAATCGGAACTAATCAGAAGTATCTTCAGATTGGTGGTAAGGCATACGGAATCAATTTCATAAATAAGTATAAAGCAAAAAAAGCAAGTACTTGTTAAAATGAACTCCAACGATTTACAAAATATTTCTAAAATTTATCAAGAGCAAGTTTCGACGCAACTTGATGAACTCTCTGCTGACCTTGTATTGAGAGCATCAAAAGAAGCAAGTAAAAGAGCTGCAGTGCTTTCTGCTTTAGGTGCAGACGTTCCAAAGGCAGTCAAAAAAGCAAAGAAGTTTCGCAGACAAGCAGAACGTTTTTATGATTATCAAGCGAAAAAGAGAAGAGAAGATTCTGTAAGTGAGGGAAAAAAAGCAAAACCCGATTATCTTGATTTTGATGATGATGGAGATGAGCAAGAGCCTATGAAGAAGGCTTTAAGAGATAGAAATAAGAAATCAGTAAAAGAAGCACTAATTGGTAGACAATCTGAAATTGATACAAATAAAAATAATAAGATTGACGCTCAAGACTTTAAAATTCTTCGTTCCTCCAAAAAGAAAAAAATAAAAGAAGGATTCTCAAATTGGAGAGAGGACCTTATTGAAGTTACTAGCAAACTTGAAGGTAAAGATGGAAAAGAACCAAAAGTAGTAGAAAAAGAAGTTAATAATACTGTTAAAATTAATCCGAATCTTGACCTTGGAGAAGCGATTGAAGAACTTGGTGGAACTCTTTTTGAAATGAATGAGATTGAAGATTTTGAAGGAGTTCTTGATGATCTTTCAGAGTCTGAAATATTCTTACTATCTGATCAATTAATTGAAGAAGTTGTAGAAGAATTTTTCTATGAGTGTATTGAAGAGGGTTATGATATCCTAGAAGTAGAAAATCAACTACTAGAATCGCTTGAAATTTCTTCTTCTCTTTTAAATGAAGCAGAAGTTACTTTAGGACACGACACTAAAATTAAGAGTGATAGACTTAGTAAGGTAAAATCTGCTGTTAAAAAGGTTGGAAAAGCAGTTGTTCGTGGTGCAGGGTACGCTGCTGGGGCTGCTGTAAGAGGAGCAAAGGCAGTAGGTAGAGAATTTAAAGCAGGTTATTCTAGGGGAAGATATGGATCTGATGGAGGTTCTTCATCAGGTTCTTCATCAACAACATCTTCACAATCTGCTGGAACTTCAAAACCTGGATTGCTTGGAAGGATTGGTTCTGCTCTTAAAAGTGGATTAAAGAGAGTGGTTGCAAAAGGAGCAAGAAAAGTTGCACGAGGAGCAATTGGAGTTGCTCGTAGAATGGAAAAGGAAAAACCAAGTCCAGTACATTCAAAATCTGGCACTAGAACTCCAAGTCCTCGTAGTGGACTTGGTGGAGGAACTTCTGTTGAAAGAGCAGGATCCCCAAAACCAAAGACAGAACCTAAAAAAGCAGAAAAACCAAAAGATCCTTGGGAAGGACCTGCAACAACTCCCCCTCAAAAACCTGCATCAAAACCTCAAGCAACAACTACAACTATACCTGCACCAACATCAAAAAAACAAAGAAAAAAATTATACCAGGATGTTCTAGCTGATGTTTCTGGCGTATCTGATGCTGAAAGAAGAGCATCTGCTGCTAAAAGAAAAAAAGAGCAAGATGTAAATGAAGACTATTATGATCTTGCAACAAAGTCAGTAAAACCAGGAAATCCTGGAGAAGATCAAAAAAGAACGATTGAAAAGTTAGCAAAAACTGCAACGACAAAGAAAAAGAAAAGAACACCAGTAGGAACTGCTAGAAGAGGTGGTGGTTCTTTTAAACCATCATCCCCAGAAGAAGCAAAAGCAGATAAAAAGTCTTGGGGCGATTATTGGAGCACTGCCGCAAAAGGATATAAAGAGCAATATGAAATACTTGAAAAAGCGGAGAGTGAACAACAACAAAAAATTTTTGGTCTTGCTCTTTCAGTAAAAAGAGGACAAACGCCAAGATCTGAAGTAAGTGATAGAGTTCTTAAAATTGTTGATGGTATGAGTGAAAAAGAAATTCGTAAGTTTGCTAAAACAAAACACGAAGGACTTCCTCATAAAGTTGAGACGAAAGAAGAAGCACTAAGACAAGAACTTGTTTCTAGAATGATTGAAAAAATTGAACAGCAAAGTGAACTTTATATTGATGAAGCAAAACTTCCAAAGTCTGAAAAGATGGGGAAAAAGCAAAGACAATCAAAAACTTTGAAATTAACTGATTGTGATGATTGTACTCACGACCAGAGACATCCAGATGCTGCTAAGATTCATGTAGTTAATCCACAAGGAGAAAAAACTCATTCATTAACTCCAGGAGAATTTGCCAAGCATCAACTTCCTAGCGGACATAAGTATGGATTTGATGAGTTTAGAAAAACCAAAATTGTTAAGGATACTACGAAACCAAATAAAAGAGTGGTTGGTTATTTAAATCGTGAAGACTATTCTGTACTTGATGAAAGAATCAGAAGATATCCAGAACAAAGAGGAGTCACTGCTCGTGGATCTATGGATGATAATCGTGGATTTACTCAGGATATGAAATCCAGAATTGGTGTAAAGAATCTTAAAGCAGTTCACTTTGTTGGTGATATTAAAAAAGGATCTGGCCCAGAGAAAAAAGCAACAGTTGCTAAGCAGATTGTAAGTAAGCGTCCTGATGCTAAGGAAGTTCATTTTATTGATGATCATCCAGGAAATGTGAAAGCAGTCACTGACACTCTTGCTAAACCAGGAAAAACTGTAAAAGGTAAAGTTGGTAGAACAAGAGAAACTGGACCAAAAGTTAAAGGTTTTGTTGCAAGACCTGCTACAAAATCAAAAGGTACTGTTAAGGTGGGGGAAGTAGTTCCAGTAAGATTGGGTGGAGAAGGTAGAGAAGGAAATAGAGGAATTCGTTCTGGTACATCTCCCTCAAAATCTACAAAAGAGACTCAACGTAGAAGAAAACAGCAAAAAATGGGAGAAGCGATAGAAATTCAACCAAAAACTCAAGAAAACCCAGGGCAGCAGGAAAAAAAAGTACAACAACAGCAGGATAGGATGAAGCAACAAGAAGTTCAAATTCTTCAAAGAAAACTTCAAACTCTTAAATCTGCACCAAAAGGAACTGATCCTTCTATCACGACTTGATTTCCTAAATAGATTAGGATACTTTTTATAGGAGGACATTATGGGAGTACTAGTAGAGGTTGTAAGACCACTTATTCTTGCGGCACTTAAGTCTTGTCACACAAAAAGACTTGTATGTGAACTTATTGATCGTTATGTTCATACGACCGACAATGATATTGATGATGTCATTGCAGGAACTGTAAAAACTGCTCTTCTTAGAGATTGTCAGTGATAACTTGTCTCCTAACTAATTTCGGATTTTCTGTATTTTTGGCATTAGGTTGGGGATTTTCTGAATGGTTAGGGCAAAATGAAAAAATAAAGGCAAATAGTGTATATCAGTTTTCTAAAAATACATTAAAAGTACTTTTAGGAAAGAAATAGAGATCCTTTTTTAGGGTCTCTGTTTTTTATAAATAATTTTTAGCAAATAACTTTTACGGAAGAAAGAACATGGCACTCTGGGGAAATAATGATGCTAAAGGATCTGGAGGTACAGTATCCTTAAATTATGCAACTCTTGAAGTTACTGGTAGTGGAACTACTTTTGGTCAAGTGGGTGCGGCAGCGACTGGTGATGTTATTAGATTTGGAACTGCTTTTGGAGTTCACTATGGCGACGCTGTAATCGTAGGTATTGCAAGCACTACGGTACTTTCAATTGCATCAACTGCCGGATTAAGTGGTGCTGCAATTTCCGGTGTTGCATTTGAAATTAGTGAATCTCCAAAGTTTGCTGTTCTTGATAGTCACTGGAATCAATCTACTGGGTCTGTAACTGAGACTTATACAGTTCTTAGAACAACAGCAACTGCTCCTGGTGCTGGTATTGGAACGAATAAGGTACTATTAGATAGTGTTATTGGAATACAGACTGGAGATGCTTTAGTTGGCCCCAATACTACAGGAGTCGTTGCTTCAATTGGCGCTACTTCTGTTTCTTTAGGTTCAACTCTTTCGGTTGGAATTGTTACAGGAGCAGCGATTTCATTTACAAGAGTAACTGGAGGTCACGAATCCTCTGTTGTTGGTATTAATACTACTTTAATGGGTGCTGCTGATTCCACTAAGTATGCACTAACTCACGCTGGATGGGTGGGTATTATGACTTATAGAGATAGTGAAGGTAATGTTAGAGTTAAGAGTGAAGTTTTAGTTGCTATGTCTGGAATTACCACAGGTAATACAAATTATCCACCTGCTTGATAATGTATGATTTTCAATGAATTGAATGAGGATAATTTCCTTTTATTTGCTATTAAACATTATGAAAACCCACAAGCGGTTACTAGAGAAGATTTTGAAAAAGATTTAAATCATTTTAAATATATTAAAAGGTTGTTAAAAAGATATAGGAGAGAAGGTGAATTAAAAACTCATCTTCTCTTAAATCATTTTATAATTCTTTATAATATTTTTGGTGAGGCAACGACTCCAATGTTGTTTTTTAAAATAGAAAGAGAACTATGGTCTTCCTTGAAAAGTTTTATAATTTTTCTTGGAAGATTTCCCGAATATCCTAAGACATCTCTTCACGATATACCTGTTGATATAAATTGCTTATCCGAACTCTATAAAATCTACAATGGAAAAGAAGAAGATTGATAAAGTTATTGAAGCATTTCGTCATTATATAAATTTGAAAGAAGAAGGTATGGTTACTGGTGGACCTACAAATAATGTTGGTGGAGGTCAAATAGCAGGAACTCCTGAAGCAGATCCAGGAAATCCACCAGTATTTAAGAAGAAAAAGAAAAATATTTATCTTGGAATTGGTTCTCGTAAAAGGTGGATGAAACCAAAAAACTAAATAATATTAAAACTACTTGAGTTATTTGTTTCCAGTAGTATTAGAAATAATAACTCATTCGGAAAATGTTTAATTCAAATACATCTGCTGATACAAAAATTGCAGTATTAGAAGAGCGTCTATCCTCTTATGAACTTATGTTAAAGAAGATAGATGAGGCAATTCAAATTATGGGAAAGACAAGTCAAAATATTAGTAAGATGCTTGCTGTTCATGAAGAGAAGATAGAGCAGTGCAATAAAGCAGATGATTATATTGGACGTTTGATTGAAGAATTGAAATTGGAGAATAAGGATCAGCACGAAGCAGTTACGGAAAGAATTGAGAAGGTTGAGAATAAATTAGAAGAATTCGTAAAGTTTCGTTGGATAGTTGTTGGAGTTTTTGCTGTTGTATCTTTTGGATTATCTCAATCGCATATGGTTATAGATTTATTAACCCCCGATTCTCAACAGATTCAAATAAAAAAATAAATAATTAAGTGTTGGCATAGGATGCCAATGAAAACTAAAAACCAAGCAACACTTTATTCCCTTCAAAGAATTACAAATTCGGTCGTAAAATGGACGGGACTTATGACCGCTTTGTGT